TGTCGTTCGACGGAGCCATCGCCCGACCACCGCGCTGCGTCCTCGTGAACGTCACGAGCGGCGAGTCGATGGAGTGCCTCTTCAACCCGACGCAGCTCTCCGAGAAGCTGCAGGTGAACTGGAACCGCCTCGCCGTACCGGGGCTCTCGCACCAAGTCCTCCAGTTCCAGAGCACGGCGAACCGGCAGCTCTCGGGCGTCGAGTTCTACCTGGATCGCTACTTCGCCGTCGAGCAGCCGGGGGACGTGAACATCCTCGAGTTCAGGGCGTTCCTGCGAGCGCTCACCGTGCCTCCCGAAGGTACGGAGGACGTCGCCGCCACCGCGCCTCCGCGCGTGCTCTTCATCTGGCCCGAGGTCGTCACCGTCGAGTGCGTCGTCGCCAGCGTCGAGTTCACCTACAAGCAGCTCGCGGTCGATGGCACCGTGCTCGTCTACGCCGCGAACGTCACGTTCGAGGAGCTCCTCGACACCCGCGTGACCAGCGAGGAGCTGCGCGAGGCTGAGCTGTAGTCCCCGAGGGGACGGGCCGCGAGGCTTTGCCTCGGCATGGCGCCTCGCACCGGCTCTCGGCACTTGTTCGCGCTCGGCGTGCCTGACGAGCTTGGCCGCCGCTTCCTCAGCGAGCGCGAGCCGTACCGCTTCAAGGAGCACACGGACACGCGCGTCCACGTCGTCGCGCAGGGCGACACGCTCGAAGGCCTCGCCGGCCGCTACTTCGCGCCGCTGCCGCGCGCGTGCGGCTTCTGGTGGGTGCTCGCCGACTTCCAGCCCGACCCCATTGTCGACCCGACGCTCGAGCTCGACGTGGGCCGGCGGCTCCTCGTGCCCAGCCTGCGCGTGCTGACCGACGTCATCCTCAGTGAGCAGCGCCGAAGGTTCGACGCATGACCGTCGTCGACCGAAGCGGGCCGGGCGTGCGCATCACGCTGCTCGACAACGAGCGTGCGCCGAGCGGTGAGCCACTCGACCTCGCGGGCCGCATCATCGCCTTCACGTACGAGGACGCCGAGAAGAAGGCCGACCAGGTCTCGCTCCAGCTCGACAACTTCGATCTTGCGCTGTTCGAGCGTGCGGAGCTGGTGGGCGGCGCGACGCTCGAAGTGTCGTGGGGCTACCCCGGCAACATGGCGCCTCCGCGTCGGGTCGTCGTGAAGAAGCTCAAGGGCTTCCAGACGCTGACGATCGAGGGGCAGGCCACGAGCGTCTTGATGAACCGCGAGGCCAAGACCCGCTCGTGGGCGAACAAGTCACGCGCCGACGTGGTGCGGGAGATCGCCGCTGAGCACGGCTACGAGGGCCAGTTCCTCGACGTCGAGGACACCGGCGAGGTGCTCGACACCATCAGCCAGAGCGCGGAGACCGACGCGCGCTTCCTCCGTCGCCTCGCCGCGCGTGAGGAGTACGAGTACTTCGTCGACGACACCGGATTTCACTGGCGCTCGCGCGATCAAGCCGGCGCGGCGAAGCACGTGCTGACATGGTTCTCGGACCCGGGGCGCGGCGACATCATCTCGGTCAGCGTCGAGAGCGATCTCCAGAGACGCGCCGGGCGTGTCGAGGTGCGTGGGCGCGACCCGCTCGCCAAGACCACGGTGGAGTCGTCGGCGACAAGCGCCACGGTCGAGCGCGCGACGCTGAGCGACGTCCTTGAGGTGGTCGATCGCGAGACCGGCGAGACCTCGCTCCAGGAGCGCAACGCGACGACCAGCGTGCATCCGACCTCCGCGCCGACGCCGGCTGCCGCCGAGCGCGAGTCGGCCGCGCGCTTCCGCCGCGCCGAACGCGAAACGGTGAAGCTCGCGCTGCAGGTGGTGGGCGACCCGACGCTGCGCGCGAAGCAGGTCGTCGAGGTGCGCGGCATCTCGAGCCTGCTCTCCGGCAAGTACTACGTGACCGAGGCGAAGCACGTCATCTCGTCGTCGGGCTACGTGGTCGACCTGAAGCTCACGCGCGACGGCACCGGCGCTCGCCGAGGCGCGGGCCCGAACGCACGAGGGCAGCCGCAGGGCGGCGAGCCGAACCGCACCACACCGGCGACGGGCACGAGCACCGTGACCGAGCTCGATCGCGTCGACCCGGAGACCGGTCGTACCGTCGTCGAGTACCGGCACGACGGCAACGTCGTCGGCGTTGAGGACCCCGAGGCCGGCGTCAGCCGCATGTACTGAGGAGCCACGCGATGAGCACCTTCGACGACGACATCCACACGCACGACTCGCGGCTCCTCGGCATGTACGTGGGCTACGTGACCAAGCGAGACGACGAGGAGCAGCTCGGTCGCGTGCGTGTCTGCATCCCCGGTGTGCTCGAGCCCGAGAGCGCTTGGGCGTGGCCGCTCGGGACGAGCGGTGGCGGCTCGAAGGACCGTGGCTTCTTCGCGGTGCCCGAGGAGGGCGCCGAGGTCGCGGTCTTCTTCAACCAGGGCAACGTCGACGCGCCGTACTACCTCGCGGCGCACTGGGGGAAGCCGAACGGAGAGAGCGAGGTCCCCGAGGAGGCGCAGAAGAACCCGCCCGACAACCGCGTGCTCGCGACGCAGACCTTTCGCGTCGAGCTCGATGAGACGAGCGGCGGGCGGAAGCTCCGGCTCACCAACAGGAAGACCGGCGACCACCTCGTCTTCGACGCCGAGGAGAACACCGTGACGCTGCAGGCGACCACGGCGCTCACGCTGCGCGCGGTCGGCGCCATCAGCATCGAGGGCACGCAGATCACCATTGGCGGCCGCGTCGTCCGGCCCATCGCCGCCCCCATCTGAAGGAGACGCACTTGGCCCTCCCGATCTGCCTCGAAATCCCTGAGCTCGGCGATCCGCCGGTCATCACGCTGCCCGGCGGCGTGAGCATCCAGCAGTTCAACCTGATGGAGGCCATCCAGCCGGCGCTCACGCCGCTGATGCCCGTGTTCGACATCATCGATACCGTGGTGGCGGTCTTCAACTGCGTGAAGGCCATCCCGGACTCGCTCGGGCCGCCGCCTGACCCCACCGCGCTCGCTGCGTGCATCCCCGAGCTGGCCGAGAAGGTCTCGAAGCTCCTGAAGCTCATCCCGCAGCTCTCACTGCCGTACACCATCATCGGCATCATCGACCTGGTCATCGACACGCTGAGGCAGGCCCGCGATCAGCTCCTGCACCTGCAGCAGCAGATGCAGCAGATCCTCGGCGCCATCGATCGCGCGACCGAGCTCGAGGATGCCGGGCTGATGGCCATCACGAGCTGCGCGCAGGCGAACGTCGCGACCGAGGCGGCTAACGTCGGCAAGGCGCTCGCGAGTCTCGGGAAGCTCATCGGCATCCTCAACATTTTCCTTGGCATGGTCGGCGCTCCCGAGGTGCCGGACCTCTCGAACCTCGCCGGCCGTCCGCTCGACGAGGTGGTGCCGCCGATCGACGCCATCGTGAAGGCGCTCCAGGACGTGCGCGGCGCCATCCCGGTGCCGTGAGGAGAACGCCATGAGCCGCGAAGCCCAGAACCTCCTCATCCCGTTCCGGCGCGACAAGAAGCGCGACTTCGCCGTGGGCAGCGGCGAGACCCTGCTCGCCTCGAAAGTCCGCCAGGCGCTGCTCACCGAGGGCGCCACGGCGCGCTCGTCGGGCGAGCTGCCCTGGCGCACCAACTTCGGCGCGGGGCTGGCCCTACTGCGCCACCAGCGCAACGACGCGGCCCTCAAGGAGCTGGCCCGCGTCTACGTGCGCGACGCCCTCAAGCGCTGGGTGCCGGGCGCTCAGCTCGTCGCGCTCGCCGTCGAGCAGGACGGCCCCGCGCTCATGCTGCGTGTCCGCGTCCGCGAGCGCGGAACCACGGCAACAGTGGACGTGTCAATCGAGCGGTGAGCCGTCCCCGAACGCGTGCTTTCCGGCGCTTTGCCTCCCCGGAGGCTTCCCGCCGTGGCCACGCTGCCCGAGTCCGTCGACTACACCGACAAGGATTTCGACGCCCTTCGGGCGCGTCTGATCGCGCTCATCAAGAGCGTGTTCCCGGATTGGACCGACTTCGACGTCGCGAGCTTCGGCAACCTGCTGGTCGAGCTCTACGCCTACGTGGGCGACGTGCTGACCTTCTACCAGGACAACCTCGCCCGCGAGTCGCGCCTCGTGACCGCCACCCAGCGCAAGAGCGTGATGGCCCTGGCCAAGATGCTCGGCTACCGCCTGCAGGGCGCGCAGGCGGCGACCGCCGAGGTGTGGCTGTCGCTCACGCGCGTGCCCGTGGCCAGCGTGACCATCCCGGTCGGCACGGTGTTGCGCACGCAGGAGGTCACCGAGCCGGTGCGCTTCCAGCTCCTCGCGCCTGCGGTCGTCGCGGCTGCTGCCGACCCGCCGCGCGTCCTCGCGCTGGTGGAGAACTCGAAGACGCACACGCAGCTCTTCGACGCGCGCGGGCTCGCGGACCTCGAGCTGCACCTCGACTTCGCGCCATACCTCGACGACTCGGCCATCGTGTCGACGCCGCAGGGCGCGTTCACCGAGGTCGACAGCTTCCTGGACTCGCGCCCGAACGACCGGCACTTCGTCGTCGCTGTCGACCAGAACGACCGAGCGACGCTGCGCTTCGGCAACGGCGTGAGCGGCATGCCGCCGAGCGGCACCGTCTCGGTCACCTACAAGACCGGCGGCGGCAGCGCGGGCAACGTCGACGCCGAGCGCATCGCCGTCATCGAGGGCGCCTTCAAGGACGCCTACGGCAACGCGGTGCAGGTCAGCGTGCGGAATCCCGCGCCCGCCTCAGGCGGCGCGGACCGGCAGACCGTCGCGTCGGCGAAGCTGCTGGCGCCCGAGAGCCTGCGCGCGCTCACCCGCACCGTCGCGCGCGAGGACTTCGAGATCAACGCGCGCCGCCTCTCCGGCGTCGCCCGCGCGCTCATGCTCACCTCGAACGAGGACCCGACGATCGCCGAGAACACGGGCATCCTCTACGTCATCCCGCAGTCGCAGGCGCCCGGGGCGATGCCCACGCCCGCGCTCAAGAACCTCGTGCTCCAGCAGGTGACCGAGGTCTACCCCTGCACGCTCACGTTCCAAGTCAGCGTGCAGGACCCGGTCTACAAGACCGTCGACGTCGCCGCGCGCATCTTCCTGCGCCAAGGCTACGCGCCGAACGATGTGCGCGACCGAGTGCGCGCAAACCTCGCCGCGTACTTCCGCGTGAACGAGCCCGACGGAACGCCGAATCCGCTGGTCGACTTCGGCTTCAACGTCAAGGACGCGGAGGGCAACCCGGTCGGCGAGATTGCCTGGTCGGACATCTTCAACGTCATCCGCGACACGCCGGGCGTGCGGAAGATGGGCGACGCGCGTCTCGATCTGACGCTCAACGGCCTGCCCGCTGACGTGCGCCTCAAAGTGCGCGAGTTCCCGGTCCTCCGTACCGTGACGCTGGTGAATGGCGACACGGGGGAGCTGCTCTGATGGCGATCCTCAACCCCAGCTTCGAGGATGCGGGCGCGCTCCCCGGAGAGGCCGAGCACTGGGCGCTCTCGGCGGTGACGAGCCTCGAGGAGATCGCGGGCTTCGGCGCCGCGCCCGAAGATGCGTGGGAGGACTTCGAGCGCTGGTTCGACCTGCTCGACTCCATCGACGACGTGGTCGTGGTGCTCGCGTTCTTTGACAGCGCGCTCAAGGGCTACGAGGAGTTCGAGAGCGGCTGGGCCAACGTCGTGTACCTCTACGACCTCCCGCCCGCGCAGCTCGTCACCGCAACCTTCGACGGGCTCGCCGCCGAGGAGTGCGAGACGGGGTGGAGCAACGTGCCCTACGCGCGGGAGTGGGCCGACGTCGTCGCCGCGACGGGCGTCTTCGACGGCGAGCCGCGCGAGGACTTCGAGGACCAGTGGCGCAGCAACCAGCTCTACGCCTGGACGTGGGCGGCCGTGACCTCGAGCGCCGCGATGTTCGACGCGGGCGCGCAGGCCGTCGAGGACTTCAACAACGGCTGGACGAGCATGACGACGCTCTGAGGAGACGACGATGGCCGAAGCAGACTGGACTTACCTCAACGACGGACTCGACATCGCGACGGTGGACCGGGGCGTGACCGCGGGCATCGCGCGCCCACCGGGCGGCGGCAGCTTCCTCTACGCCTTCAACTCGCTCTCGGCCGTCGAGGGTGCGGTGGGCCTCTTTGCCAACCTCGCGAGCTTCGCTCCGATGGCCAAGGGCGGCTCCATTCGAGGCGTCGTGCAGCGTGGCCCGGGCGGCGGCCCCACCGGCTTCTCGCCGTTCTTGTTTCTCTGCTGCCAGGGCAACTCGGTCAACGACAGCGCGTACCTGCTCGGGCTCTCGGACGACGACCCGCACCGCATCGTGCTTCGCAAGGGCGCGGTGACGGTCGGCCTGCCGACGGCAGATGGCCCGGGCGTGCTGCTCAAGTCGGCGGCGAGCTTCGCGCAGGCGACGTGGCTGCACCTCAGGCTCGACGTCATCGTGAACACGAACGGCGACGTCGTCCTCAAGGTCTTCCAGAACGACCTCGCGCTGCATGCACTCGGGACGCCGCCCGACTGGCAGCCCGTGTCTGGGATGGTGGAGTTCATCGACGACCACCTCGGCATCAACTCCGGCTCGCAGCCGCTCACGTCGGGGCGCGGCGGCTTCGGCTTCTCCGTGAAGGACGTCACGCGGCGCGCGTACTTCGACCACCTCGAGCTGTTCCGGCAGGTGTGAGCGATGGCGCTGACCGCGTTCACCAGCCGTCTCGGGCGCGGACAGGGGCGCCTCGCGACTTCGAAGGCGACGGGCGGCGACTACGCCTTCGTCCTCGGCGATGCCGAGCCCGGGCGCCTCTTCGA